TAGTTGTAAACTTCGTGCCACAATGCTTACGAACCAATAGTTGATACAAGCGCCTAACATCAAGATCAACCCCCCGTTGTACGCATTTAACTAGCTGGTCTTCAAAGGCAGCAGCCCGATCCCACATACCACTCACAGCAGTGCTTGAAAAGAACTCACCGTTAATTAGGCCTATTGCTCCACGCAAAGCATAACCATACACCTCGCCTGACTTTACATCATAACATTCACGCAAGAATTCCATGTACTCACCACTCACACTAATCTTGCTAACCTGCCCTGCAAAACCCAACTCGTTAAGCAAATAGCATTGCACGTATTGTAACCACAAACTATCAGCTAGTGCTAACACATCATCCCCGTGTTCGGTGCGCAATACAGGCCATAAATGCGTTCCCGTCAGCAACATCCAAACCTTATCAGCTACCAACAGATATACGTGGTTCAGTTGAGTGTTGGTGAAACTAGTGCCACGACTACCAGTCATCAAACTACGCTCCACGAATCCACCCTGCTCATCCATTTGAGCTTCCATAAAAGTGCGCTTTATTCCTTCGGCCACAGCTAAAGCAGCATCCTTGATCAGTTGACTGTTAGAACCAGCGTAAGCACGACGCTTTCCTGTACCTGAAGTCAGCCAATCTTCCAACATCCGACCAGATTCATGTGATTTGTCACGCTCGGCCAACACTTCGGCTGTTTTCAACCACAATTTTGCCTGCCTATCTAATGTGTGATTAACGTTGAAATCAGAATAGTCATACATGGTGGCGCGCATGCCTGATCGAACAGCTCCCATCAGTGCGGCGTTCAATTGCAAACGTTTCACGTTGTCTAAGGTGGCATAATCTTCAAGTTGATCAGAACGCCTGTTGTTATCAAATTGCTCTAAAACTATACTTCCTAAATAATAGAACATCACACCACTATTCCACAATGGCCGAGACTTGCCTGGCTCATCTTTGCGTGCTGAACGACTATGATAGATTATACGGTGAGGCTTTTGCAACAAATCTACAACTTCTTCCGCTTTAATCTGCGCAAAGGCAGCGCGCTTATTGAGACGCACACTGTCACCATCTTCAGTACGCAGCTTCCAACCAGGAGCAGATCCGCCACTAACCCATGACAACCTCGTACTATGTAACCAATCTAGTGATTTCAACTGCACACTGTCTCGTACCCCCCTTCTGATTACTTCATCTATGGAAGAATCAATTAAATCCTCGAGGGTGGTATTGTGCATACGTAATGCTTTAATCCACAATGGGGCAATCGGACAAGGTTTATCTAACCGCATCAATATCTCTGCTGAAGCATCAAAAGCCCAG